TTCTCTAACTCCATGGATCCTTTGTTCCAGGATATAATACCCTGTTGCATCCATTTTGGCAAGTTTTCGTATGCAGTCTGTAACCTACTGAGTAGTTCTCTTGCCGTTGCTGCTTTGTTTGCCAGAATACCGATGTTTACACTGTCATTAAAAACAGCATAGTGAAGAAGATAAGACACCACAGTAGTAGACTTACCAGTCTGTCGTGGCATCTTACAGATGTTGAATCTGTTTTCGTGGAAGTTATGAATAAGTTTCTCTTGAAAGTCATAAGGGTGAAACTGTGTCAAACCCTCATCAAGAGAAACAATCTTGATATAGTTATTAGCAAAATATACGGGATCTTCTTTACATTTGAGGAACTCAATAATCTGTTCCTCTGTAAATTCAATCTCCGTATTTGCTTTTTTTAGATTCGGATTACCAAGATATACTTCACTCATAATAAATTCTAACTTATCGTTTTAACAATCCTTTCCTGTGAGAAAATTCTCCTACAGTCATTAAGTCCTTTAATTTTTGCTTTTTAGTTCTTAAATCAAGGAGGTTATCCCCTTTAATAGGATATGCGGGTGGAGCAACCATCTGCTCTTTAAACTGTCTGAAAGTTTTCATCAGCAGTTCCACGCTCTGAGCGACTTGTTGATCCTGCTATTAGGATCGTTAGCAGTCTTCTTACTAGTTAGCTTCTTTTTCATACCCTTCATTCTGGCACAGAATGACTTACGACGCTTGTTGCCAACTTTCTTAGAAGGTCTCTTCAAATCTGAACCAGGATTCTCACGCTCATAAGACTTACGACCCTTCTCATTTAATCCACCTGAAGGGTTCTTACCAGACTTTTTTGTCCAGGCAGCACCCTCCTCAAGTTCTGCTCTCCAATCATAATGCTCTTTCTTGATTTTTTCGCAGCGATTGTAAGTCTTGCCAAACAGTTTTTGGGTGCCTACTTTCTTATAACCCTTCCAGCACTTTTTCGCTTCTTCAATCTTTTGAAGATTTGAAGGTGGGACTTGAATAGGATCTGCCTTGATTAAATCAGTGGTTTCATACTCAGTTGGAATGAAATCATCTCTCCAGTTAGAGTACAAATTATTTTCTTTTAACTTTTTATCAATACCATGTCCTGGCATTAACTTCGTATCATTCACATATTTTGAAGGATTGAAGTTGCTAGTTTTTACTGGCTTCTGAAGTTTCTTATCAATCTTTTTTTCAGATGCCATTTCTTCAAGATCATTTCTCCAGTTAGAGAATTCTTCTTTCTTTGTCTTGTTACCCCAGTTCTTGGCACCAACTTTACGACACTTGACTAATGCACCAGATGCATATGCACTTGGCCAGACAGAATAGCGAGACTTGACCTTATAGTAGCAAGCATCTTTCTTGCCTTCTTCTACAAACTCCTCTTTAACACCTTTTCTCTTATCTACTTGTTTTGCTTTTATTTTAGCGTCAACTTGATTTAAAGTGGTAATTCCTCCAGCAGCGTTTTTGAAAAATGCATGTCCTGGCATAGCATCACCAGGTCCAGGATCACGTCCTTCAACAACCTCACCTTCTGGTTGATATGAATTTTTCATCATAACTCCACGCAAATTCATATTTTGATCCGCACCAGACATTCCTGCGTCTCTCATAGCTTGTCTAAGACGATCAAATTTACTCTGCATTCTATTTGAAGTGTTAATAGTGGTATTCATCAAACCAGAAGTTCCGGTCATTCTGCCAACATCTCTTGCATCTTGTTGTGCTTGTCTCAATCTAGTATTATTTGCAGATGTAATTGGAGTTGAACTTGAAGTGCTAGTTGGCACATTAGGTCTGCTCTGCACATTAGGTCTGACTGGCACATTAGGTGTGCTCTGCACATTAGGTCTGCCTGGTGGAGTCCCTATTGTAACCTTCTGATCACCAACTTTTATAAATCCGTATCCAGATTGCTCTGAAACTTCAAAGTCTTTTTTCCAGTCTGAATAAGATTCTTGAGTCACGTTCCTTGCCTTCCCTTTTCTGTTTGGATTTGGATCTTCTTTACGCTTTTTGCGTGCTCTCTTATTTCTCTCTTCCTTACTCATAGCAGCACGGTCATCTGCATCACGACAATATGGTTTGGTCTTTTGACCTGGTTGTTTCGCACAGGGCTTACCATCATATTTACCACCAGTCTGTTTCCAACCACCACCTTTGAACCAGTCACGAAGAGAATATCCTTTATCCTTGGAAGACTTACCATCACGCGCTTCGGTGATACCACCTTCCAAACACTGGCAGGGGTCACAACCACAGATAGGACAAGTTTCTTCGTTCATTTTCTTTTTGCCTTGGCAGTGTGCTTTTTGAGAAAATCCTTTTGGATTATCACAATCAATAGACTTCTTATATTTATCTGACCACCCTTCCTCCATCGCCTGCTTACGAATGTAAGCATAATATATTTTCAGACCCTCTTCCTTACCATACTGCTTTATAAAATTCTTTTTCATATCAGAATCATCATACTTTTTCTTAAGCATGGTGTCCTTTCTCTTCTGAGCAGGACTCATTACTGCTTCACTTACACCGCCGCCACCATTTCCGCTACCGTTTCCACCATTACCACCGTTTCCACCATTACCATTGCCGTTACCATTTTTCTTGGCCTCGGTTTCACCACTATCTTCCGACTTCTCTTCTTCCTTCTCCCTACGGAGATATCCACCCAGACCTACACGATATCCACCAGGGATTCGCTTACACTTTTTATCTTTATAGCAGTAGTAATACCCCTGCTTACACTTCTTCATTTATCTTTTTCTGGGTTATTACTATTTAGAAATCCTTGCTTCAGAAGTTTCTGTAGTTCTGATGTAGAACCTACAAACACTGCATTATTGGTAACACTATTAGGACCTTTTGCTCCGTCTTCTTCAAGATCCTTAAGTTTCTTTTGTAAATCTGCTAACTTGTCTGTGGTGTCTGCCACACTCTTAATAAGTTGTCCAGCAACTTCATACGCTCTAGGACTAGCACTTTCTCCTGCCAGTTCCATTATTCCATTTATTGCCTCTTGTCCCTTTTCAATTAAAGAATATAAATTTGCTCTTGTATATTCGTAGTCTTTTTTGATATCGTTACTTTCTACCGGTCTCTTTATAGGAGATGGTTTTTCTGTTTCAACAATACTACTTTCCACGTTAAGTGCCTCATCAATCGCATCAAAATCAGACATAAGTATCAAATATCAGACTGCTTTGTAGGACTATACGACTTAGAATCTGTAAATGTCTCCCAAGTTTCGGTGAAACCAAAATCATCACCTGGATTAGCAGTAATTGGATCGGGCACAGCAGTGTACCTCACCTCTCTCTTCGCTGTCTGAGTATTAGTGTCAGCGTACATATCAACTTGAACCTTACGGATGAGACCTTCAGGATTCTCAGCAACAGGACCAAACAGGTAAGTTTTTGCTGTGAATCGTAAAGTATATATTAAAGCTCTACGAGTAGAGAAGTCTCCTTCGTAATCATCCTGAAAATTGACAGAATTTAATACTACAGGAATATCTCTTTTTTCTCCAATTGATTCAACCAAATCCACGGTGATATTGAAAGATGGTTGAAAATAAGGAAGTATCTGCTCAACAATTTGGAGAGCATCATCATTCAATTTTGCAAAAATACTAAGTTCAAATCCAATATTATATGGGACAGGCATGAAGACTTTCTTCATCTTATCATTGCCATCAACAGCTCTGAAAGTCTGAGTAATTCCAGACTTCCTGGTTGAATCGTATGCAATGGATGTCATCTCAAATGACATTCTAGGCATTGTGATCTGAACTGGTTTATCAAGATTTGCCTGTTGTTCTAATCTTGCCAGGAACTTTTGAGTTGGACCATATGCCAAGGGAACTTTCAATTGACTTACAACACCACCACTTGAGTCTTTGTGCTTGATGTTTAAATCATTAAACAAAGTACCAAAAGATATGATAGTCTTTCTTATAATTTCGTGGTAGTAGTAAGTTCCTAACATTAGTATGTTCCGAAGGGATTAGTTTCGCTGAAGTCAATTAGACTATCTGCTTGTGTCTCAAACTCATCATTGTCTCTGTATTTATCCGTCTCAGTGCTCGCCACACCAGGATTCTTGATGACATAAGCAGCACCAGACTTAGCGCCAGTAAGGGTCTCACCAGCAAAGAAGTAACCAGATGTAAGACCAACACGAAGGATGTTAGTGTCTGCATCCCATCTCTTGACTCTGCCGGACATACCAGATCTAGATCCAGTGATGACCTCGTTGAACCAATAAGTTCCAATACCAGTTGTTGCAGCAGAACCAATCGTAACAGCTGGGGCAGATCCTAAGAATCCAGCACCAGCATTGACAATTCTGATTTCACTGATAGTTCCTGCAGCAGATACAACTGCTTTAGCACTAGCAGCGATTGTTGGAGACAGAGGAGGTGCAGCAATAGAGACTGGGGGAGTTGTAGTAAATCCACTACCACCGTCAGTAATTGTGAAGGAAATGACACCTCTATGAGCAGTAATAATTCCACAAGTGGCAGCAGCACCAGTTCCGCCACCACCACTAATCGTAATTGTCGGTGCTACAGTATATCCTGTACCTGCATTAGTCAGCAAGATTTCTGATATTGAGGTAATGTTGTTTCTGGTTGTTGTGATTGCCACTGCTGTAGCATCAGTTCCACCAGCAGGTGCTGTTGTAATTGCTACAGTTGGTGTACTAGTAAATCCAGATCCATCATTATCAAGGAATATCTTCTGGATATATCCTGTGCCTACAGATGCTGTCGCAGAGGCACCAGAACCCGTTGAGAACATCGTAAGGTCAAGAATATAACCCTGGTCCTCAAGAACTGTATCAATCGTGTCAATAGAGGTGTCAAAGACTTCATCCTCATACTCAAAGAGTTCACACTTGAGTTCATAGACATAATTCTTACCCAGTTGATAAAATGGGTTCTCATGCTCAACAAATTTAACTTCAAATAAACGCTTACCGAGTGGGAAGTAAATTAAGTCTCCCTCTCTAGGTCTTCCCGATACTTCAACTTCCTGATCACTCATGTCATCCAAGAAAGGAGAAATAAAATCTTCAAATCTCTCTCTAGATACTGTGACTGTCAACTCATCTCTGAGACTGACACCAAACTTGGTCATGATGTCACCAGCACCACTATAACCATCATATGTGTTTACATATGCTTCCAGCAAGAAATTATCATCAAACTTAGAAGACTGAACCTCTTCAATAATGGTTTGTTTGCGGACATATTTTCTAGGGATATATGTTACTTCAACACCATATATCTTGAGTTGTTCATTAATCAACTCTTGTACTAATCTTTGTTCCCCAAAGGAACC